GAATCTTGTAACCTTTTTTATCTTTGCTTGATACTCTGGTAACATATTTATTAATCTAGAACGAGCTATGTTTTTTCTTATTTGTATAAAATTAGCATCTCTAAATAAAAAATCTCTACTGGCAGGGTCTACAAATACATCATATGGGTCTATTCTACTAAACTGCACTTCTCCCATTCCCCTATCTGCATCTTTATCTATATCTACAAGAAAGTATCCCAATCCTTTTGTTAGTGAATCTAGTATTACTTGACTGTATAAAGACTTACCATTTGATAAATACCAACAGTAATCAGCTATATCTGAATGAACTTGTGCAATATCAGCATCATCTCCAGTTACTCCAACTGCTTTCCATTTAGGATTATTAGATGTTGCAAAGTATTTCATTATCTCTATAATAGGAGTTATCCTATTTATAGTAAATGAGGGCATACCAGATTCTTCTAATGCATGAAGTTCATCTTTAGTCAATTGTTCATTTAAATAGAAATCAAATCCTTTTTGACTACTGGATTGCCACCTCATTCTATTAGTATTATTTGCTTTATCCCATATCTGTTTATTTACTTGAGCTTTTGATTTTTTTGTAACTCTAGCCATTATACTTCCATTGTCCTTCTATACCAACCATATAAAAACTTTTCCTGTTCTGGTTTTTTATTTACCAAATCATAATAATATTTCAATCTATAACACCTAACTCTATTTGAAGATGGTGTATATTTTTTTAATGCTCTTTTACTTGCAGGTCCAAAACCACCATCTACAACTAACTTTCCACCTCTATTATTGATTGCTCTTTGTAGAACTTTTACAGCAGTTTTTCTTCCTTGATTAACACACATATCAAAAAATATATGTCTTAGTTCTTTTGGAAGTTCTTCTACTTTATTTTTATCCCAATAATCTTCTTTATATATTTCTGTGGCGTACTCAACAGTAAGATTTTTTATATCTAAGTCTGGGTAAAATCTTTTTGTAATACCCATATTTGTTTCTCCACCTAAATCTTTTGGGTCATTAACATATCCACCTTCGTGCTTTAAAGTAACTTTGATTATATCCTTAAATTCTGTTAATGAACTCATACTACAATCCAACTTTATTTTCTTTTTTGTTTTAAACTTCTTAAAATTTCTTTTTCTGGATTTCTTTTTTTATTAGACCTTCTAATTTCCATAGGTTTAGATTTTAATTTAGATAAAATTTCTCCTTTTTTCTTATAATGAGGAGTACATACCTTTGACGCTTCCGAACTACTTAATCCTAATTTTTTTCCTTTAGAAATACATGAAGCTTGATTTGCAACATACTTTATTGGATTTTTCATAAATTTACCCAACGTTCTTAATTTATCTTTGTCTATCTTTGCCATTTAAATTTTCCTTTTATGCAACTAACCAACTTTTTGCTTTTTTCTTACGTTTAAACCAACTTTTTTTATTATCATCTTTTTTCATACTAGGTGGAAAAGAGTGAATTTGTGAGTAATAAAGGCTCTCAATTGTATCATCGTGAGCCATTTTAGGGCCGAAAGTAAGAATTTCGTTAATTAAATCAAACATATTTTTCCTTAAATGCACAGTTCCTGTACTAAAACGTGCCGAAAGTCCAGAATATATGCGATTTCTCTTTTGTGTCCCACCGGGTTTTTCTGGTATAACTGCAATGTCAAACTTATTTAGTCTTCTTCTTTCATCATTCAATGCTTGAAATATACTTCTGTTCATTGCAACGTCTTCAACTGTAGAAGATACACAATTGTATTTTTGATGTAGTTCTAGTATAATATCAACTACTCCTTTCTTACCAAGTATCTCTCCTGTCTCTGGATTCTTAGAACCAATAGTAGGAACACTTCTATGTCTCTCATATTCTAAAACATATAATTCATTGTTTACATCAATAGCTATTACAGTAATAACTGAAAAGTCACTATGCTTTGTATCAATATCTGTAGCGGGGTCACATCCTATAAATGTATTTACTGGTATATCTTTCCCATCTTTTACAATATAATTAATCCCATCTTCATATTTATAGTATCCTTCCCAATATTGTATGTGTTCTCTTCTCCATATCGCATCTTCTTCAGATTGTACTTCCATCATATATTCTTGATAAAACTTTTGAGGTTGTCCAGAATCTGCGTAAAACTTTTTCTTTTCTTTTATTTTAGATAATGGAAAGAATGATTCCCATAATGGTGTATCTCCATCTATAAGAGCTTTATATGTAATAACTTTCCAAGCAAACTTTTTACCATCCTTTGTTGCTTTTGAATAATTATTGATAAGATTGTTAATAAAAGAATCATAGTGAACTGGAGTACCATTTACCCTCAATCTACCAGTGTGAGGTTCAATAGCAGGATATACAACTGCTGTAACTAAGTTTGCATTTTTATCTCTTGCTTCTTTTGTAATCGTATTTGCTTCATGTTCAAAGTCATCCAATACAATAAGGTCATATCTTTTATGTAATTTTGCACCTCCACGAATACCTGCTACATTTGATTTGCTAATTAATTTACATCCATTTGATAATTCTATATCTTCTTCTGTCCACTTTCTGCCTTTCATAGGTCCAAAGTAATATTTAATCATATCGTTAAACTCAAGATGGTGTTTAATATAATCCATATTACCCACACTAAGTTTCTGAGTAGCGGATACCCATGCATAAAATAGAAAGTTTTCCTTTGTAGCAAATACAAAGTCTTTTATAATAGATGCTTTTGTAAGAACTGTTTTACCATGACCTCTAGGAACAATGACAGCAGTTTGTTTTATATTTTTATCATCAATAGCATCTGATATTTCATAATGAAAGAATGGAGTTTCTGACCGCATAAAGTCATCTGGAAGAAATAACTTACCAAATGATATAAGGTCTTTATATGCTAATTGTAATGTTTCTTCAGCTTTACTTATGTTCTGACTGTTTATATTTGCCATCTAAATATTTATTAAACTTTTTTTCAAGTTTTTGCATATCAATAAAATCATTAAATAATGTTTCTGTTATTCTAAGTCTTTCTGTAACAAATTGCAATTGACTATATATACTTTGAATAGAACGTCTCATATCATGTTTTGTTATTGAGTTTTTCTTTTTCATGTCTCTCCCATTTTTTCTGGAATTTCTAACATATCTATAATTTTTTGTATTCTTAATATATTGTAATATGTTTTAGATGTCATATTATATAAAATATACTCACTTCTTATTTTGTTATTTAATTTTTTTAATAGTTTAATTGCTTCGTCTAATTCTAAATCATCTGGAATATTATTTAGTTGATTCATATTCTTTCCTTAAATATTTTAAATATTCAGCTCCTTTTTCTGGATTAAATATTGTAGTTATTAATCTACTATCATCGTCATCATATCTAGGGTCTATAATTGTAACAGGACAATTAAATATATTTTTATCGTCTAATCCTAATTTATCTGCATAACTATCCATAATCTTAAAACTTGCAACTTGCAATGCATGACTAATTGTTCCATTTGCTGGATTTTTAACTACTTGGTATCCAGAAACATGAGTGTGTCCACAAGTAAGAATATTGTCTGCCCAACCTGTCTGAGCAGCTCTTGCAACTCCATGAGCAGTATTCCAAATACTGTTGCCTTTAAATGTATGCCTAGCATTGATAGTTATTGTTTTTCCGTTTGGAAATTTTAATTGCATTCTAGCTCCCCACTTTTCATAAAGTCCTTTGTGGTCTCTCATAATAAAATCTAATGGGTCTCCATCACCAGACCATACATCGTGATTACCTGCTACTAGATATAACCAATCAAGTTTATTAACAAAGTATTCTGTAAGTCTCCAAGATTCTTTTGCAGATGTAGATTGTTGTCCATATAAATATGATAATCTTCCTATCCAATTGTTTTGTATATCGCCAAGATTACCAGCAAACATTCCTTTTGTATTATTTATAATACTCATATAATGAAGTATCTGGGATATATCAGTGCCATCATCATCTACATGAGGGTCTCCGAAATGTGCAATACCTATGGGACCATCTACATTTATATCAATACCAACTAGTTTTTTACTCTTTTTAGATATTGCTTTTTGTTTGTATTGTTTTTTTCTATGTTCAATTAACTCGTCTATTGGTATGTGGTCGGGGTCAACGTCATGTACTTTAAATTCATTTTCTTCTATAATAGTAGGAGCTACTGTTTTTCTACCGCAAGCAGTGCATTTCCATTGTTGTTTTTTATGACTTGCTCTATAAAGAAATCCACTTTTATGTATAGACCTTGAACCACAATGAGGACATCCTATAATATTGCCATCCGCATCTTTTCTTATATCATCCCCTATACTCATCGCACCCCCTTACAATTATTCTATTTCTTTTACTCTTTTAGCACCTTCTAATTGTTCTTGTGAAAAACCTTGAAACATTCCAAGCAATCCAACTTCTTTTTGTTTTATATTATTATTAGATGTTCCAACTATCTTACCAAGTTCTTTTGTTGATTGTAATATAATGTTATCATCTTCACTATAATCAGCAAGATGTTTTAGTTTACTTAATATATATTCGTGGTCTATACCCATTCCTTTTGCAACATCAAGTACAGACTTTTGTATTTCTTCCATTACTCTTTCCTGTTTTAATAATACAGTTGCTTTTTTTCGTGCTTTTTGGTTAGACTCTTCTTTATATACATTCTTATAAGCCTCTATCGCTCCCATACCTACAACAACATTAGTAGCAAATTGTTTTTCTTTGTTAGTGATTTTAGTTCTTTTGTGTACTCTTTCGGAAGTATTTTTTATTTTAGTAGAAAATGTGTATCTATTAGGGTGATTGCTAAAATCTGTATCCATTTTTGTAGATTCTTTATTTATAAAACTACCTACAATAGTACGAACCCACCCTTTTGCATAATTATAATTTTTAGTATCTCCATGATGATTTACACCATTTTTTACTTTTAACAATTGTACTATTCTATCATCATCACTATAGACCCAATCACCTTCGTTAGCTTTTCGCCAATCTGGATGTACTATAGTATTAGGGTGTGATTGTTTAAACTCGTCTATATCTTCGTAAACAAAATGTTCTACGTTTTTAATTTTTCTTTTTTCTGCCATTCAATATTGTTTTTTGTTAATAATACTACTTGTCTAGATAAGTTATCAATTAACTCACCTACTTCTTTTTGTACAAAAAATACTTTCTCATCTATCTCTACAGGAACAATATTTTTAGATAATCCATTTAATATTAGTTCTTGTTCTTCTAAACTAAGGTCTGCTAGGTGTTCTAATAAATCTGCCATTTTTATACATTTATTTTATCCCGACCCAACCACCCATTAAGTTAACTTATTATGCAAACATTTGCAATAGCTACCCCAGTTATTTTATAGAAAAATTGTAGGATTTTGATATGTAACCTTTTTCCCATTATATACCCCCTATATGGGGGATTTACTAAATAACTTTTCAGTTATTTTCTATTTTGATTATTACTTTTATAATCTAATTAACAGTCAATTTCATAAAGGAGAATATTATGAAGATAGATATACTTACATCATTCGATGACTACAAGCAACAAGCTAAGAGCTTAAAGAGTGTTGCTTTTGCTAGGTACAAGAATGCTAGTATCCGTAGAGAATGGGATGCATTTACTAAGCAGTCTCATAAGAGTAAGAATGACATCAAGAGAGAACTTCAGCAAGACTTGGAGTTTCTTAATCAACTGTGTATGTCAGACGGGCATCCTTCTATGTTTAAACAAGAAGAAGATGTTGTTATACCTGATTTGTCTTGGGAAGAGTAGGCTTTATGCCTACTTTTTCTTTAACACATTACACCTTAACTGTGTGATATAAAGTGTCAATATACTTAAGTGTTGTAAGAATGTAAGCGCATCTAACAAACATACAGAACAGAGATATTAACTTCCATTTTTACGATAACTTGGGTATAAACTTATAGGAGTATTAAATGTTAAGATTTGTTAATTTCATCCATGACTTAACAGTTGTGGTATTGTGTAGTTTCCTTTTCACATCTGTAGTTGTAGGAGCTGCCACAGTTATATTTGTACTAGCTGTTGGATAAAAGAACTATAGGCACTGTTCACTTTCTTATACCCACAACTCACGATAAAAAACACAGTATACAGAAAAGGACTCCGCATCCTTAGAGCAGTGCCTTATTATTAAGAAAGAGTAGCACTAAGTCACGTGGATATGTAGTGTGGAAAAGGTCAGACCTCTCTTTCTTTAATTTATTTGCCTATCTAACGCAACAGTCTTTACTCCATTTGATTGTGGCTCCGTTACTATCCGTTGGAGTCGGATGTAGGCAACAATTTTATGTATTATCTTAGTGCTGGCTTTACCGCTCAATAGAAGTGAATTAAATATCCAGTGATATACATATAAGAGAACAGGTGTTAGCAGAATACGCAACAAGCCATTAAGTGGATAACTCCGAAAGGGTAATCTGTCCTGTTCTCAAAATATTATTTTGATATGCAGAGGGAGCTGGGTAAACCAGAGTAGTGGATAATTATTATATAGCTAAGAAGATTGTGGTGGTAAAACTAAACAATGCACTTTGAATTATAATAATTAAATAAAGTGACTGAGTGTCCGAATTGCTGAAGTTTTGGGAGGCACACTTCTTTATTTAGGTTGTGGTGGATTGGGTTGAAAAACACCAATCGTGTACGCATATCAAAAATTTTTAACACATACAAAAGGAGAAACAATGAACATAATAGTAGCAATAATTATAGCAGTCGCATTTATATATGGACTGTATCAACTAACAATAGGAGATAATGATGAGTAAAGCAGTATTACATCTTAAGCATAAAGATGAAGTTATTATAAGATTAAGAAGAGAATATATGTTATTAAGTCATGCTAGCCAACGTCAATTTCTGAAAAATAAAAACCCAGAAGAAAATAAAATATTGATAAGGAAACTTGAAGGTTCAACATCAGCATTAGAATGGGTATTGGGATTTGATTACATAGACCAATTAGCATATAAACAAAAAGAAGAGGAAGAAAATGGTAACACAGACAAGTAAACTAGCATACAAACAATTAAATGAAGAAGGTATTGGTGATACACAGAAATCTAAGATTCTGTATGTTGTAAGAGACCATTACAAAATTAGTGATAAAGGATTATCTTTGAGAGAAATATCTAATCTAACAAACTTTGAAATTAATGCTGTTAGTGGTAGAGTAAACGATTTGAAGAAAGATGGACTACTTGAGACAACAGATAAGAGAAAGTGTATTCATACTAAAAGATTAGTGTCTCCTGTTATTCCAAAAAAAGATAATTCAGTATTTATTACAGAATTGCAAGATAAAATACTATTGTTATTAGGAATATATGGGTATGATAAAACTAAAGTATTATTTCAAAACAACCTTAACACTGGTGATGTTTTATTTACAATACGATATAAGTATTGGAAATCAATAGACATAAATGATTGTAAAAAAATAGAACAAAATGCTGGTTGTTTGATAGTTCCATGTCATTGGGAAGATAGTGATACTGGAGACAACTTTTCATACGAAGTAAAAGATAATTGGAAATAAAATAAAAAGGAGTATAATATGACTGTACCATTTGGAATATCAATAGAAAAACAGTTCAAACTTGTAAACAATATGAGCAATGTCAATGATTTTGTTGTCGGAACTTCTTACATTGGTGAGATAGATATTGCTCCGTCTAAACTTATTGCAAAGTTTGGTTCTCCAATGTCTAATGGAGATTCAAAAATCTCTGGAGAATATGTGTTTCAAGGCAATACTGGTAGACCAATTACGTTATATGATTGGAAATGGACAACTCTGTATGATGAAAGTAATCCGTTTACACCATCTGGCTTTTGGGCACTTGATAAACCAATACGAATGAATGTTGGTGGCAAGAAAAAATCAGACTTTTATGATTTTGAAAGATGGATTAAACATTTAATAAAGTAATGGTATGTGGACAGATATGGCGGCTAATTAACACTTTCAGCGTATGGGGCCCTCACGAAGTCACTTAATTAGTCGTCTATCTGTTGACTATAAGTATTGATATTATTAAATTTAGGAGACATATAAGGAGAGATATATGGATATTAAAAGCATTTACAATGCCTACTTAAAAGAACAAGAAAAACTAAATAGCAGAGATAAGAATGTGTTTCATGCATCGTCTGCTGGTTCTTGTTATAGAAAGCAAATGTATTCTTACTATGATTATCCATCTGACATGAAAGATGATAAGTCATATAGATTGTTAAGATTAGGAACTATTGTTCATAGTGATGTTGAAAAAGCATTGTCTATGTATCAAGATAAAAATCCAGATAAAGATATATATATTGAACAAAAAGTACAAATAAAAGATTTAGAAGTATCTGGTACATTTGATGCTGGTGAAATGTATGAAGAAAGAAGTGGTAGATATGGATTTGCTTTGTATGATTTAAAAACTGCAGCTGCTTATAAGTGGACTACTAAGTTTGGTAGAAAAGTAAATAGAACAGCAAATTCTGATTTAAATTATAAATTACAACTTGGCACTTATGCATTAGGTGTAAAAGACAAGTACAATCCAAATCATATTTATATGTACTTATTATGGTACAACAAAAATACATCTCAGATGAGAGAGCAAATGGTTTCTCCAGAATGGATAGACAAAGCTCGTGAATATTGGGAAGAAGTATATGAAATAAAAGAAGACTTAGGCAAATCATTCGAGAGAGAACTAGAACCTATGATGACTTACGGAGTTCCTATGCAAGATTGGGAATGTAGTTATTGTCAGTTTGAAAGTATATGCCCAAGTACACTATCTAAGAAAAAGAAATAACAAAGGAAACACAATGGAAAACAACACACCAATTGTAGTGGATGAGAACGCCTTATCTGCAACAAACGAAATAAGAAAAGCAATAACAGAGAAACACAAAAATGTATCATTCATGACAACACCTGGTCCGTATATCAAAAAGAAACAAGGACAAGATTATGTAGAATATTCCTACATGAGAGATGTTGCTGATAAAGAGTTTCCCGGTTGGTCTTGGGAAATAATAAAGACTGAGAATCTAGGGAGTGAAGCATATGTAGTTCATGGTAGATTAAAATGGTACGATGAGGGTATATGGAGAACTGGTGATATGGTAGCAGCTCATAGAATACAAAAACAAAGAGGTTCAGAAAGTTTTGTAGATATTGGTAACGATGTTAAAGCAGCTAATACGGATTGTATTAAGAAAGCATTCAACCAATACTTGAATATTGCAGATGATGTATATCGTAATCAAGTTCACGACCTTACATTAACAGATGAAGAAAAGAATGATATACTTGTTATAGCATCTGAAATAAGTGAGAAGAGAATGAAAGAAATACATGAACTAATTAATAATGACACTATTAATCAATCGAACTACAAAGGTTCACTAGCAAAACTAAAACGAGAAAGAGGAGCAATAGATGCTTAAAATAAATAATTATGGTGAAATACACTCATTACTAGAAGTAGATGAATGCTATACTATTGGTACAAATGATGGCAAAGAGTTTAGAAGAGTTGTTTATCTTGGAAACAAGAATCTAAATGGCAAACCTATGATGGTATTCAGAACAGAAGATAATAGTAAACTGACAGTTAATCCATCATTTCATACATTTACTATTGAGGAACAACCATTACCTCAACCTGAGGACATTGAATCTAAAATAGATGTTCATATCCAAAACCAAATAAAAGGAGACTACAATGGGTAAAATCAAACAAAGTGATATAGATAAACTCAAAGAGGCTGGCAAGTTGTCAGCTTCTGCTGAGAAATCACTAAAGAAAACTAAATCAGTATCTAAGAAAACCACTACAACAAGAAGGTTTATGAAGACAAAGAATGGAACATTTGTTTCACCTAGTCTTTACTTTCGTGGTGGTAGAGGATTAGAGCCCTCTAATGATATGATTAAGTTTCAAACAGAGTACGAGAAACTAGTAACTAAATACACAACAACAAGTAAATAAGGAGAGATACATGGCAAAACAACTTGATAATGTAACTTTTTCACCTAAGAAACAAGCATTTGTTCCATTTGAAGAAGGTACATATCCAGCTCATATTAAGTCTTTGAAAACAAAAACAAGAATGACAAGAGCAGGAGAAGCAATTATTGTCAATATGTCATACGAAGTGCATGAAGATGCTGCAAATCAAGAGCAATATCTTTATGAAATGGATGGATATAATTTTAGAAAAGATGTAAACAATCAGAGGATACCTGTGGTAGACGAAGATGGCAATCATCTAAAAACAAATTGTACTCAGATAGTGGGAAGAACATTCTATGACAATGGATTCTTTATATTCACAGCGACAGAATCTGCGAATAAGAATAGTAGATATTTCAAACTTCTTGAAGGTCTTGGAATAGAACTAGAGGAATCTAATGGAATGAAGAAACTAGTGCTGATTGAAGAAGAAGATGTAGTAGGTCTTCCTGTTCATGTCACACTAGTAACTCATTCATACATAACGAGTGATACAAAAGACTTACCTCCAGAACAACAAGTAACAAGAACGCTTTTGAAAGCAAAAGAAATTGTTCTTTGGGAAGGTGGTGAGAAACTATCACAAGAAGAAATGGATGATGACGTTCCTTTCTAACAAATAAAATGGTAAGCCGAGAGATTTTACTTGTAGTAGTTTATCTAGTATGAGTAATTTAAGACGAGGGTGGTGTATATCCAACCCATATACTCTCCAAGAACTCGTCTCTCTCGGCATCACCCTCAAATATTTAAGGAGATTATATGAAAGAATCAAGCGCATTAATTAAATTAACTAAGTCTGAAATAGAAATGGTTATAAATGCTTTACAACTTACTGAAGATGCAGCTGAACATTTTGATATAGAAAGTATGTTCACACATAAAATAAAACAAGACTTTATTCAAATAAGAAGAGATATAATAGAAGGAGAAAAACAAAATGAAACCAGAAACAAAATGGAAGAGGAAGTTAGAGGGAATCAAAAAGCTTGCGAAGTCTGCGATGATTGATAAACCACAATGGGGACCTGCTGAAGGATATGTGTATATAAAAGATGTCGAAGAAGGTCAATTAGTAACAACAGGGAATGGAACAAAAGCAATTGTCACAGACCCTAGTAGTTCAGCAACTCTTGTATATTGCACAGAACATAGAATCAATGATAAGTTTTATTTAGGGAGTCAAAGATGGGCAGGAACTACAGAAGTAAAAATCATAGAATAAAAATGATTCACAGCAGAAACTATGCAGAACATGATGCTAAAAAAGCAGATAACAATATATACTGTTGTCCTACTTGTAATATATGTTGGGAAGTTATAGGAAAAAATCAAGGATATAATAAAGCAACAATTAGTTATTATGATAATTTTCCAACGTATGGAAAAAAAAGAAAACAGTGTAACAGATGTAAAGGAGAAATTAATGGGAAACATATACGACGCTTTAATAGAAATGAAAAAAAGAGAGGAGATGTATGAAAAAATGTCCAGCTTGTGGTTACGAAAAACCAACGAACAGAAACGTAAGTCTTCAGATAAACAAGATGATGTCAAAGAAAAGCAAGAAGACAAGAACGAACATCAATAAAGTAGCAAGACTAATCATTAATAATGTTCCTCAAGATAATAGATTCTCACTTGAAAAATTCTTGTACGCTATTAAAGATACAAAAGATTCTATTGTAGATTATTCTATAAATCAGTATTATGAAAGTCGTGCATTTGAAAATGGAAAAGGTTTTCCTTATTTGAGAGCAATTATACAGAACCAAAATAAATACAATGGCGAGCTTGTAAAACAAGAAAGAAAAAGATTGGGTTCTGTACCACCAGTAATAGATTAAAAGCTCCTCATTTCATATGATACATTTTTTTTAGATTAGATATAAAAATGATGCAAATGAAAAAAAGTTGGCTACTTGGGGAGCTTTTATAAAAGGAGAGAGTATGATAATATTAGATATATCTGAACATTTATTAAATGCTATACTATTAATGATTGTAATACATTACTTAGTATTCTTAATAAACAAAATAAAAGGAGATTAATATGAGATACTATTGGGAAGTTTTATTTAGCACAGAGTATTTTCCTTATTGGGAATTTACAATGCTAATGATGTTATTAATGTTGTGTAGTATTTTATGGAGATTGCATAGAATAGAAAATAAAGTAGACATTATTAATGAAACATTAAATCATGTTTTAGACGATTTAGAATAACAAAAAAAAGGAGAGACGTATGTTACAACAAGCTAAATTTCCTGTAAAGGAAGTACCAGCAGTTGGTTATCCACTAGATGATAATCAAGATGTTACACTACTTGATAAAACAGGATACAAGTTTATAGTTAGAGAAGATACTGGAAGAGTTCTTAGTTGTATGACTAATAACTACAAACTAGTAAAAAACGAAACTATAATTAAAACTGCTAACCCTCTTATTAAAAGGATGGGTGGCAAACTATCAGATGTTAATGTACTAAGACAAGGTGCAAAGACTATGATGAAATGGACATTTCCAGATAATAAAATCAAAATGTCTAAAGACGATGAAATGATACCAGAGATTAATATCGTTAATAGTTATGATGGAACTGTAGGGCTTAATATACTTGGTGGAGCATTTAGACTTATATGTTCTAATGGATTAGTAATTGGATTCATAGCCTCTAAATACATAAACAAACATATTAAGACTAACATAGCATTGAATGATTTAGATAAAATAATTGAAGAAACTGTTAATAATACTTCTCGAGTATTTGAAGATGAGTTTCCAGTTCTTGCAGAAACGAAGTTTCAAGAGAGACATCTCATCGAGTTTATCAAATTATTTCCAGAGTATGCAAATACAATGGTAACTGATAAGATAATCATAGAGAATCCTAAGACGTTCTGGGATTTACTAAACGTAGGTACTAACATACTTACACATCACATGAATAGAGATATGGACTCTACTCACAACTTAGAGAACAGACTTTACCCTAAAGTAAAGAAACTAGCACTCAAAGAGGCAAAAGTTGCCGTCGCTTGATTGGTACGATTGTCCTATAATTATACCTTATTATGGTGGGAAATATATGTTAAGCAAGAAACTTGTTCCATATATACCTCACCATGATAGGTATTTTGAAGTGTTTTCTGGAGGTCTTTCCATGTTCTTTCGTAAATCAAAAGCAGAATGGAATGTACTAAATGACAAAGATAATAATATAGTTAATCTATACACTTGTGTTATAGAAAATTTAGATGGTTTAATACATTATCTTAATTGGCTTCCAAAATCCAGAGAAATATTTGAGGAATATCGTACTGATATAAAAGAAAAAAAACCAATTGATATACCAGACCCTTATCAAGCAGCTAAATACTTTTACTGCATAAGACATAGTTTTAACAAATTAATCCATACACCTATGTCAATGGTAAAGGATTGGAATAAAGATTGGGAATCTGAAATTAAGTATTCTAGAGAAAAGATAGGTGGAGCTACTATTGAAAATCTTGACTTTGGGGACCTCATAGATAGATACACACCTAAAGATAATGATTTTTGGTACTTAGACCCTCCATACTTTATAGCAACAGATAAAGGTGATTATTACCAACATAATTTTGATGCTAATGACCATATAAGATTAAAAGAAAAAGTAGACAAAATTAATTCAAATGGTGGTAAATTCATGGTATCGTATGACTACAGAGACGAGGTCTATGATTTATACAAAGAGTATAATATAAAAACCATATCACTTAAGTATCATGGTGCTACAGACGAGCATAGGGCAAAGGAAAGAAAAGAATACTTGATAATGAACTATGAACCAATGAAACAAGCAAGTTTATTTTAAAGGAGATTATATGAAAAACATAGAAGATGTAACAATAAAGAAAATGCCATCTAATATAGAAGCAGAAGAAGCAATGCTTGGATGTGTTCTATTGGGAGGCGATGTAGAAATGGAAATAGCAGAAGCTTGGATACGAGAAGATGATGCATTCTATTCAACTAAATGTATGCAAGTGTTTCAATGTATGAAAGACTTATACAAGAATAGAGTTCCGATTGATACGATTACACTATCTGATAAACTACAAGATACTTTTGGAGAGAAAGATAGTCTTTTTATCCTTGATTTACAAGACAAATCAGTTAGTAAAACAAAAGTAGAATACTATGCAAGGATTGTATGGGAAAGATACATACAAAGAGAAACAGCTAAGTCTGCTCAAGATTTACTTAATGCAAGTTTTGAGAACTTCAAAGAAGTTGGAAAGATTCTTGAGAAACATAGCAAACTAATACACGAACTAAGACAGATACAACCTTCTAAATCAAGAGAAATATCTGACATTGTTGATGAAACAAATCGTGCATTGCAAGAAGAGTCTTCTACTATCAACTTTGGTTTAGGTAGATTGGATAACTTTGCAGGCGGAATGACTCGGAAAGAAATTACTGTACTTGGTGGTAGACCAGGTCATGGTAAAACTACTTTGATGCTAAACATTGTACGAGGTTTGATTGAACAAGGATACAATGTAATGCTATTCAATCGTGAAATGAGTAATGTTGAAACAATGAAAAAGTTGTATGTTATGGAATCAGCAGACCTTACTTATACAATGATACGTTCTGGCATTAAAGATGAGTCAAAACTAAAATCTCTTAGCAGTATATCAGAATATGTCAAGGATAAGTATGCAAATCTTACAGCATTCGATGATGTGAGAACACTAGACGACTGTATGAGGGAGATTAGTAAAGGCAAACCAGACGTAATCGTAGATGATTACATTCAATTGATTGATGTAGATGGTAAGCATAGAGATAGAAGATTCGAGATTGAAAAGATATTGCAAGATTACAAATGGGCAGTAAAACAAAACAATTGTTCTGCAATACTTGTCTCACAACTTAATCGTGATATTGAAAAAAGATTTGACCCTAGACCTAGAATGAGTGATTATGCTGAGTCTGGTGTTATTGAACAAACTGCTGAATCAGCAATGTTTGTATTCTATGGATACAACTTTGACAGCGAACGATACAACAAGTATAAGACAGAAGTTATCGTAGCTAAGAGTAGGTATGGTGAGATTGGTACTTATCCTATGGGATTCAATGGTAATAAATGTAAATTCTACAACGATTACAAAGAGGCAGAAAAAGATACAATTACATAAGAGTTGTTATGGGTGTTACTACGAATATGATGAGAACTGTTATTGGTTCAAACTTATTGGTGGTAGCACCCAGAAAAAAATACCAGAAGATATACTAAATAAAGGATGCTCAAAGTACGAGAACAATGCATCTATAAGCAATCAATCTGGAGACGAGTTAACAACTAAACTTATAAATGTATTTAATGGAGAAATTGTAGGTAAAAAATATAAACCCCCTACAAGAACATATAAACCATATAAGAAAAAGTATGTAAAAAGTGCGCATAACTATTCTTATAGAAAGGATGCACAATGAAAAAAATAAAAGTTACGTTAGAAATGGTATCATATTGGGTAGGAGCAAATCCATACGAATCATCTAAAATAATAAAAGAAATTGCTAATAGCAAATTTGAATCAGAACCGTGGACACCTAATATATTACATAATGATATAATAGAAACTTGGAATGAAAATGAGGATAAAGAACCTAGTCCATTTAAAAGAGCATTACGCTCACCATTAGCAGAAAAAAATATGGAAGAAGTTTCTAAAAATTGGAGAAATAATAAATGAAAACAATAATAGGAATAGACCCCGGTGCTAGTGGAGCTATAAGTTTTACTAATACTGAAGAAAAAAAAATTCATTACTATAAATGCCATGAAAGAATATCTGGTAGAAGATTGACTGTTTCTACAGCTTTGAATGCATATAGAAGTAAAGAAGCAATAGCATATATAGAAAAGGTACATGCTATGCCACATGATGGTAGAAGTTCTTTATTTAAGTTCGGAGTAAACTATGGAGCATGGTTGGGAATACTCAATTCAATAAAAGGAATAACTAAAATAGTAGAAGTATCACCACAAAAATGGATGAAATTTTGGGAAGAACAAAATAATTTTAAACTTCCTAAAGAAAAGAAAGATAGAAAAAATGCATTAAAAGATATTGCTTCTATATTCATCCAACCAGAAAAAGCAACTCTATGGAGTGCTGATAGTATTTTAATAACGATGTACGGAAGACATCAAGAAAAAGGAGAGTAAAATGGAAAACAAAGATAGTATAGATATGTGGATTAAAACTTGTAAGAATATGCCACAATCAATATCAATAACAGCAGAACAAAACAACATAGACAAATTAATTCAGATGCTAGAATTATTTAGAAAAGCAACTGAAAAATTAGAGACACTTCTTAAAATTAGTAAGGAAGAAAGGATTACAGCATAATCTCCTTTGCTGACTGGGAATGAGGGGGTAGGTTTTACCTACCTCTTCGTTCTAATTCTTTTAATGAATTTTGTATTTCTATTGGTAATCCAGTGTATCTTTTTTTCTTTGATTTACTTTTTCTTTCCAATCTATCAAAGTAATATGTAGGAAATGCTTCTTTGGTTGTAGGTTCTATAATATCTCTATATATAGTTCTTTCATCTTTTTTCTTAGGATAAAGTGTAAGTTCTTGCATAGCAGCTGCGCCAAGACCATAAGGAGTCTTAGCAGTCATAGGAATATATCTATCGTATGTTCTGCCACCCATTTGATTCAATAATCTAGCATATCTTCCATAGGTTTCCATAGTATCATCATTTGCAAAATCACCAGCAGTAAATAATATGTTATCTAAATACTCACTATCAGCATTTATTAGTTCCATCATTATTCCTATATCTAACATAGTTCCAAATGTAGGACCTAGTTTAGAACCTACTATTCCTTTTCCGTAAAACTTTCTATTTATTTTCTCTATAGCATCTGGGTCATCATAGTCTGATGTAAACAATAACCATAAATCATCCATTAATTCTTTACCTGTGTGTTCAATTAATGTTTGATTGTAACCAGAAACATAACTTATTAACAATGGAGCCATGAAATACGCAACAGATACATTCATTGCTTTATGTACACCTCTAGCATCTTTAGCCCAATTAGAAAAACTATCCTCACCTCTTACAACATTCTGCATAAATGCTCTTCTATCCCCTTGAGCTTCTTTCCATATAGACCAATTTCTTTCTAAAAACTCCATACCATAATGTTGAAACTGAAACAAAAATTGACCTACGCCTTCTCTCATGTTTCTTGCTTTTGCATATCCTTCATAATCAAAGTGATTAAGAATAACCATATTCTTAGCATAATTTTTAGTAATACTTCTTCTTAAACTTTGTATTGTAATTTTTGAATCTGGATTTTTTTCTTTTTCAGCTCTTACTTTACTTTCTAAATATTGTTGAAACTTAGTATTGCCATCCATTACTTTTTGTATCTGAGCAAATGCAATTTCAGCAGTTAATTTTCTGTTAGCATTCTCAACACCCCTATGAAGACCAGCGCTTAAATTAGCAATCTGTCCCATTTTAGTAGCAAATATCTTAGAACCTTTATATAAAAAACTTTCCTCATCTGCATAAACTATCTTACCATTTTCATCCATTCTTCTTATTCTATTAAAAGATGCTGATTTACTTCTTACTCCAGATTCTATAAGAGCTTCTGATGTATCCATAAAAAGATTTTCTTTTTTCATAAAATCATCTAGGTCTCCACCAAATATTTCTGTAGCTCTTTTTTCATTTAAATACTTTCTTGATTCTCTAACTGCTGAATAACCAAATGTTGCAAAGTTCATTAAATACTGAGTAGCGTTTCTAGCTGCAGAACGTACGCTGAAACCTAACTTATTAGTAAATTGATATGAGAGTAAGGCCTTTTTTATTTCGTGCATTGAACCAGTATTTTTTACTGTCCCATTAACAGAGCCATAAAGACTATTTATTATATCAACAATCTTACCTGCGTATTGAGATTCTTTAGTGTACATTGACTTTGCTTCATTTAAAGAATCAATCATTCCACTTTTAACAAATACTTGAGTATTAAATTTATTAACATCATTGATATATGTATTTATTACATCAATAAAATTCATACTATATTCATTGTATCCATCTCTTTGTCTTGATTTTCCATAATCTGGTATTGCTATATTAATGCTTTTAATAATTTCATCTATAGACCTACTATTATGTTTCATATCTATTAATGATGTATCTAATTCATCAAAGTGTTTCATCATTCCATCCATCATTTTAGCATTTAGTTGTTTTGTAAAATGTGGAAAATATCCTTCTGAATATCTAGGCATTAATCGTGAACGTAAGTTTTCTTTTAAAGCATTTAAATTATCTATAGTAAGTTTAAAACCTTTTCTATTTTCTATTTGCTTAATGGTAACATTTATTTTCTCTTCAATACCTGCTCTTAAAACCCTGTATGAATCCTCCATTAAAGAATTGTATTTTATTAATGGACTGATTATGTCGTCTGAAACCCCTAACTGTTGTAAATATTTTCTAGATTCAGAATCAGTTAATCTTACAAGTTTCTTACCACTATCATATTGTTTAACTCTTTCAATTGCTTCTTTGTTTCCATCTTCTGCTAATGTTTTTTCTGCTTGGTATTTAATATTTATAGCTTTCGGCATCTTATCTTCTACTACTTTAATAAAATCAACAAAAGTTTTAACAGAACCTTTGCTTTCAAAGTCTTGCAATAATTTTTTTGCTTCATTTTGTTCTGTTTCTGTTCCACTATCTAATGCTTTTATATAATCTATTTCTAGTTGTCTGTGTTTTTTTAATGCAGAATTAAGTTTTGATGTACTAAAAGCACCTGTCAATCCACCAGCAGCTCTTAATTCATCTACTACTTCTTTAAATTTTTGGTTAGTATTATTTCTTCTTTTATTATCACTATCTACTACCTTTCTAAGATTTTTTAAACTTTCTGCCAATACTGGGTCTCGCTTACCTAAAACTGTTCCAACCATAAATCCTTCAGTAGTTTCAAATTGTGTAAATTTTCCACTATCAACTCTTTGAGCATATTTATTTAAGTCTCTTATAAAAGAATTAATATTACCACTAGTTAAGAATGCTCCACCTTGCTCTGGACTTAACAACATAGCGTATTCCATTTCTATATTAAATCTTGACTCGAACATTGACATAGCTGCTTGGTAAGGAGATTGTATATTACGAGCAACCATATCTGTATTTGCCCATTTTTTTATACCATCTAATAATGTTAATGCTTTTTTATTATAAGTTTTATTGCAATCTACTTGCATTTTGCATATTCCTCCATCATTCTAAAGGCTTCATAACCAGAGTCTCTCATTGGATTTTGCCTAGCACCAGTCATTAAATTTTCATTTACTTGATTGACAGTTTTTAACATACGAATCAATGTTTTAGATGACTTAACTTGTTTTGGTTTAAACTTTAAATATTTTAAATGAGTGTACATAGGATTATCTTTTACATGACGAGGCAATCCATTTTCATCAGCCATGGTAAATACATCTTTTTTAATCATTTCTAAAAATGTTTCATCATTATCTAATCTAAGTTTTAAATATTTCATAGGATTTAAATAATCTTTTCTAGATGAAAATTCTTCTAAGTCATTTATTGAGTTTAAAAATTCTTTATACTCTTCTTTTGATTTATCTGGCATCGAGTTTACATAACTCATATAAAATTGAGTTACTGATTTATTCATAGTTGATAGTGGATTAGATGGCAACATCTGAGATAACCAATCAAAATCAGAATTATCTTGTCTCATTCTATTTTCTACATTTCTACTAAAAGGCATTAATCCAAATCGTTCCATATTAGAATCTGTTAAATTCATCATAGAAATATCTTTATCAAAAAACCTTCTATAATGTTCATTTGATTCTATCATTCCTTTTAATAACCACTCACCCCAATTTTTAGATTTTTCTTGTTTAAAAGTATCGTCACCAAGTGTTAGTTTGCCATTCGCTAGTCCAACAAGAGTTTGTAATCCATGTCTGTATCTAGCACTTTCCTTATAAGGCATTGCAATTGGTCTATTATTAAATATACCTATATCATCTCTATTCCTTATAGGTTCCATATATGCATAAAGAAAATTAACTTTATGCTTCTCAACCATTCTTATCAAATAGTTTTGCCTTAATTCATAAACACTACCCATATCTCCTTTATGTTCTTCTACAAACTTAAATATTTCATTGTTTGTTATTAGAGATGTTTTGCCATATGGAAATATTTCATCAAGTAATGTATTAGAACCATAAGTCTGTTTGTTAAATTCTTTTATTGCCTTCAAGTCTGTCATTGCATTATCATCCAATGTTTCAGTCCAACTATCATAACGAGTTCCATAATAGTTTCTTAACATTGAGTTCATTGTATTTGCATGAATAATACTTGTTTTTAAATCACTATCTTCTATTGCTACATAATTTTTATACTTTAAATCTCTGGGATGTATTTTTCTTTTAACAGATTCTGGGTGTTTATCTCTAAGTTCATTAGTTAGTTTATTTATTACCCAATCTATATTTGATATTTTTTTCTTTTTCCATTTCCAAGAATAGTTAGTGTTTTCTATTTGTTTCTTTTTCTTATCTAAATTTTTAATTATAGCTACTTGTCTATTAAATCTTTGAGTATCGTTTTTTATTCCTTTTGCTATTTCATCAGACCTTTCAACAAAAGCATCCTGTTCTTGTGGTGTGTTTCCTGTAGGTTCTTCTTGGTCAAAAGGGTCTTGCAATCTTTTGTAATCTTTAAATACAGAAGGGCTAGATACTAATCTATTATACCAATTATCTATTTCTTGAAATGTTTCTATATCTAAATTGTATTGTTTTTTATTTTCTAATAAATCCCTCGTAGCTATCTGAACAGCTATTCTATCTAAATAATTACCACCATCACCTTTGGCAACATTTGAAACTGCATCTGCTATAGGTTGAAATCTATTATTTTCTTTTTTTATTAGGGTTTCTAAATACTCTTTATTTTTTATATCAGCTTTCTTATATGCTAAAAATCTATTTAATCCGTCATATACATCTTCATGGAAACTCTTAAATACTTTACTAGCCATATTCATATCATAAAAACTAGTTCTTCTTTTTTCACCACCAACATATTTATAATCACCGAAAGCGTTAAGAAGTTTATTCTGTTGATTTAAAAATTCTTTTATAATCAGTTTATCTGCATCATTCAAATCTTTTGTACTTTCTTCGTATTTACCATCAACTAATTCATATTTAGAAAATATCCTTACTCTTTGACCGTTAGCAGTTCTTCCATTTTTCAATATATCTTTTAAGTCTTGAGAACTAGCATCTTTAGGAGATATTGAATCTTCTTGTTTTGGAAACAAAAAATTATCTGCCCATTCATATATATTACCTGCTATATTTTTATTTAATGCATTTGAACCGTCAATAATATATTGAACTTCTAAAGCTGCTCTTTGATAATAAGCAAGAGATTCTGTATCAATTGTAACAACTTCTGTTGTTTTCCCATTTGCATCAACATCAGAATTATAAAGAATCGAAGGTCCTATTAAGTTTCCCTCATCATCTTCTGTAACTATATCTTCCCATGCTTTTATTTTTCTTGTTAAATGATTTTTATTTGCTAAGTTTTGAAGATAATTCAATTTTCTAGGAGTTTTTTGTGCTAATCCAATTGCTTTTTTAAATGCAATACTTTGTCCCATTTTTGCTAGTGTAGCTTTTCTAGAATCTTTAGCATTCATTTGAAATGTAAACGATGGGTTTTGTTGTAACTCACTAGGGTCTACTCCTTGAACATAAAATACTTGATTTCTTTTAATATAATCAAACATATAATCACTATGTGCAAAAAAGTAATCTACTTTATCAGCGTCATAATCACCTTCATACACATTAGCAATATCATAACTATTAATCTCTACTCCCAATCCTTGTTCCTTGTCTAAAAATCCTTTTAATCCTAGTAAAGTTATATCATTAGGTCTGGTTCTTGGATTTCTTCTAGAAACTATGCCTAGTTCATATCTTATATTTACAAGTTTAGAATATGATTCTAAAAAATCATGCACACTACCAATAGTTGCATTATTTAATATATCGTCAATACTTTCAATTGTATTATTATCAGCATCTCTTAGTGTAGTTAGATTAGCTATTTCTTGAATGTCTTCAACTGTATTTTTTATTTCGCTTTTAAAATCTTCCAAAGATAACACTCTTTCATTTTGTACAATTCGTATATTTTTATCACTTGGTAATTCAGAAATGCTTGTGTTTCTTTCTTCAAAAGGCAATGCTATTTGACCCCTTAGTATCATTTTATTATTGGAATCAAACAACGTAGGAAACAATCTAGTCTTTAATCCTTTACCTAAAAATGATTTAGCGGATTGAACTAAGAAAGCTTGTCCTCCATATCTATTTGATGGCAATGCTTGTGATTTATCTTTTTCAGAATATACTCTGTTTGTTATAGACCTTCTTGTACTAAATAATGTATCTATATATTGTTGAGCTAAATATTTTTGAACTTGGCTTGAACTATAATCATATGGATTAGCTGCGTCACTTAATTGTAGATAATACATCATATTACTAAGATTAGATAACGCTCCCTGTTCTGGAGAATCTGGTATATTGTTTAGTTCTAATTGTTCCCTCATAAAATAATTCATCTTATAAGGGTCTGCCATTATGCTTTCCATTTCATTTAAATTATCAGTTAGTTCTTTTATTAATCCTTTAAATGCATCGGCATGTTCTTTTCTATTCATATAATTATAGTCGGCATCTGATTCACTTGCAGACAAAAGGTCAGCATCTTTTTCTGGTCTGAACCCTATCCCATCTAAATCTATTTCCCTTATAAATGTATTTCTATCTGTAATTCTATAATCTTTTAAATCATTCCATTCTAATCCCTTGAGTATGCTATCTTGTTCTTGTCCATTTACTATCTTAGGGTCGTATATTTTTGCACCAGAATCGCTTAATAATATATCTACAGGGTTTTTATCAAAGAAACCATCTAATGCTGGACTATAAACAAATAATGTCTTTCCATATAATAATGTTTTACCCTCTCCTTGAGATGATATAATTGGTTTAATTGGATTCTTAGAATCTGGACTATGCCCCATCATTGTATGATATTCAGACATAGCTTCTTTAGATAAAAATCCTATACTATCAAAAGCAGATACCTTTTCATGAGCATTCCCTACAATGTTTTTTCTATCATATCCTTCTAATTCTGGTATTTCATCTTTAAACTCATTAACAACATCGTCAACAATCTTTGCCATATTCTCTGTGCTATCATCCCATATAACAACTCTATGTTTGCCATTCTTTCCTTTTTCATTAAGTCTATCTTTTAATAGTTTAGAAACAGGGTCTCCACGAAAAACTTTTCTAGATTCAATAATAGATTGTATATAGTTTTCATTTGGTCTTATAAAATTTTTAGTAGTTACTAATTTAATTCTTTTAATATAGTTGTCTACTTGAACTGGGTCTTTTGAATTAAGAACTTTTAATAACTCAACGTCACTTTCACTTTTTAGTGCAGTTTCAAGTATCAAATATTTTGTAGCAGTTTCAACACTTTCTTCATCGTATGAATGTTCATTCTTAGTATTATCGAATGTATCTTTTAATAATTGTATTGCTCCTTTATCTGT